GATGATCTCATGCATCGGTGTCATAACCTCGGTCACGACTGCGGCGGCGGCGGCTTTTTCTTTGCGCGCCTCACGCTTCTCTTTGCGGAACACTTTTTCGGGGTCGAGGAATTTGCCCGACTTGTCTTTGATTGCGTAGTGCAAGTGTGGGCCTGTTGTTTGCGTTCCGGTGTTTCCGGTTTTGCCGATTTCCTCACGCTGGGTTACGCGCGAGCCGTTACCGACGAACACCTTAGACAGGTGGTAGTAAAGCGTCTGTGAACCGTCTCGGTGACGAATCACAACGTGCTTGCCAGCACCGCTGTTCGGGTTGTTCGACGCGGCCACAACAATGCCACGATCGGATGCCCAAACCGATTCACCAACAGCACAGTTGTAGTCGAGTCCGGGAGTGGCTGCGCCACGTTTGATGTGTGCTGCGAAGTCGTCGTTGATTGCGGTCGTTTTGACCGGGCGGATAAGGTCGGTGTCTGCCATGGTTAGCCTACTTTCGTGAGTATGAGTGATGCGATTACGGCCACGACGCTGCTGATTCCAGCGAATGACCAAACTTTCATTTCGAGATTGCGAATACGGTTCTCGTGGTCGTCAAGTTGTTTGGGGTGGTCGCCAAGTCGAATCTCAAGTTCCACAAGTTTTTCGTAGATCCGTTCGAGAGTGACCACCACCCCATCCGTCACTTTTTGCCGTCTTTCGCGCGAGCCGTTTCGATGGCCGAATTGATGGTGGCGTTGAAGTCACCCTCGTCAACGGTGCCTTTGCCAGCGTAGATAAACGCTAGCGCACCAAAGATACCCAGAACACCTGTCAGCGCGCCCATAAGGGCACTCTGGGCGACTGTAAGCCCGATAGCCGACCCTGCACCCAATCCAGCGATTCCAGCGCCTAGAGCGAACGATGCGATGCGCAGTAAGCGCCGTAATATGTCTTTCATGTTTATACCTTTTCCAAGTAGTAGTCGATCATGTAACGTTCGGGGTCCACGTTGCCGTCAATCCCGACGATTCTGTATGTAGTTGTCGTACCGTCGTAAATAATTGAGATTGTCGAACCGACATACATTGACGGTACGGCTGTTAAATCCTCTTGCGCATTCCATCGGATTCGTGTCACTCGGTTCGATGTTGTTGAGAATCGTGACAGATAGGTTGTTATGGTGTCGTCAAGATTGTTTGTGATTCTGAACGAGGGTGACAGCCCAACCTCACCAGTCCAAAGATAAACAAATGAATTGTCGGCTGCTGTGTCACCGTCAAAATAGGTCGTGTTTTGTTCGGATAGTTGCAACGCATCCATCCAGTGAATATCTCCAGTCGGAATGTTGCCGGCTCCGCTTCGACTAAATTCGACATTGACTCGGGCGCGTGATGCGCTTGCCGGTGCTGTACCAGAAACAGTAACTTGATACCAAGTCGCACCAGCAGTCATATTGACATATGATCCTGTCGAACTTGAGATGATTGATTCGGAATCGTCTAGCCAACGAATGATAATTCTGGCTCGCGCATCAGATCGTGCTGGGGTTCCTCTAGCTGCTCTTGCTTGGGCATAGTAGACGTTTCCGGGGATGATGGGTGTGCCGTCTGTTTCTGCACCGTTGAACTGGATTGTGCCGGTTGGTGATCCCGAACCTTGTCGGCATCGGATTGACCACTCACCACTGTAAGCGACCAAATTTGCATCAACGTCTGCTGGTTTACGTCGACGAACGATTACGTTTGCACCTGCGGAATAACCAGTGTCGCTGTATTCTGCCGACGGATTACTAGCGAGGTTCGCGGCCTGAACCAAACCAGCCAAGTTGGTGTTTATTTCGGTAGCGCGATTACCGTATGTCGTAATCGACGAAGTATCCGAACCTGACCACGTTTGCTCATATGGGACCGAAACAAACTCGACACCGTTCACGATTGAATAGTTAGGCCTGTTGCCTCCACCAATTTGTGAAATCAGGGCAGGTACGAAAAGAGGTGCAGCACTAGTTGCAGTAATGACCGACGAGTTGTTCAGCACGATTGTGTTTGCCACGTTTTGTGACGAGGACTGAAAATCAATCTCGGTATAGTGCAATTGCCCTGCTGAACCTGCTAGATCTGTAAATGTCTTGCCGGACGATGGCGCACCAGAAAGTTGTCGAATACGAATCAGTCCTGTGCGACCAGTTGTTGGGTTTGTGGGCAACACGTTTTCTGCATACCAATAGCGGTTATCGGTTGCGGAAACCAAATCTAAATGGTCAGAGAATGTTCCAACCATATCAGTGTCACCAATAATTGAAGTTGCACCGCTTGCAGTGTCCGTAATCATTTGGGTGGCATTGCTCGGGTCAATAATGTTGTTTAGTGCGCGAACTCGTGAACCAACAGTGTAGTTATCCTGTGGTGCGAACAAACTGCTTAGACCGCCGACACCTACCGCCTGAAATTGTGAAACATAACCCACCCAGTCGGCACAATTCAAGGTCGTAAGCGTGATTGGTGTGTTGTAACTGACCGAGTCGTCAAACACGATGCGTTGCGACACATCCTGCACATAACCAACAAACGCATAACCTGCAACGGCTGTGAATGAGATACGCACTAGCGCACCGACTGCTGGAACGCTGGCAAGGTTCTTAAATGTGGCGTTTAGTGTCCCAACGTCAACTTGTGATGATCCGGGTGTGCCGACTCGACCACCTTGTGAATAGTTGAATCCTGCAACTAAGTCGGCGGTGCGGTCAGTCCACGATAACGTCGTCTGCCAGGGTGATGTTTCAATTTTGATTTGACCGTATAACGGGTCCTCAATGATTGGTAACGCCATTAGCGAGCACCGTTCGCCCGGCTGTAATCGGCCAGCACACGCGCCACTTCACGCCCGGCACTTACCGAGTCGATGGGTGCGTTGAAGTTGATGATTGGGGCATTCGCGCGATCTGCAACAATGCCGGGGCCTGAATTTCTGCTGCCACCGACACCGGGCAATTGGCTAACCAAACCGTAAGTTGGAAAGACAAGTTTTGCCAACTTATCAAGCAAGTCTGTGAAAGGTTTGATTTCGTCAAGCAAGTTACGCACAATTCCAAGAAACTTTGCCATCTCTTTGATACCGTATGCGGCGCTGATAAACGCGTCAGCAATCAATTGCACATCTTTACGGCCCTGTGGTGTAGACAACCATTGAGAAACCTGCATGTTCATACTCTCCAACGCAGGCAACATGGCTTCACCAATGGAATCACCAATCTGCTGGAACTGTGCGTTCATTTTCTCGAACGGTGTGGCTGATGCTTCGGCGATACCTTTGACACGATCCTCAACGGATTGCAATACCAAGTTTTGTGCTTCGAGCAGTTTGCCCGATTCTTGCAACGCCGTAATTTTCCTTTTTTCTTCTGCCGTGAATGTGATACCTGCCCGGCTAAGCGCGTTCAGGTTTTTAGTTGGGTCTTGGAGAACACGGCCCAACTTGATGGCGTTGGCTTCCATCTCACCGAATCCTGCAGCTGCGAGGTCGATTGCAGCCGAAGTTGTCCGGTCAAACGTGCCACCCAGTTCATCGGCGGTCTGGCGCAACGTCTTGAATACAAGCAACTTACGCTGAACCGCTTTGACCTGTTCGTCGTCGATTCCAGTTGCTTTGTTGACTTGGTCGGCATAAGCGGCCATGCGTTTGACGGTTTCATCGGTCGCCGCGCTAATACCCTGCATGTTCTCAAGCATGAACTTGAGTTGTATGTCTGCTTTGCGCGATTCTGCACCCATGTTGGCGAGTACCGGAATCATGCGGATACCAGCAAGCGTCAAACCCAAGAATGCGGTTCTGGCTAAATCGAACGCGCGAGATGTGAACCGACCGAACGCCGTTGTTTGCTGGCTTGCTTTACGGAGGCCTGACGCATACTTCGTGGCGTTCATGGCAAGGGTCACGATCATGTTTGATGCAGCCATTATTTGCCTCCGTTCATAAATTTGAATATGGCGTTACGTTCTCGCAACGTCAGGTTGTTTGCTTCTGTGACCGAGAGACCCGCCCCGGCTACAAGTGCAGCCAGAACTTTCGCCCGGTCATCCTTTATTTTTTTGTGGTGTCGTCATCCCCAAACAACTGTGCAAAATCGTTCGGGGTAAGTTTCTCTGCTTCGGCAATGGTGAAGTCGGGGTTGGTGCGACGCTTCATGACCCATGCCAACGCGATGCGCAGTTTGATAACGCCAAGTTTCTCCTCGGCAATTTCCGAGAACGGCATCTTGGCATAGTTCTCGATTTCGGCAATTTCGCCTAGGGTAATGTCCTCAAAGTCCATTTGTTTGAAAGCCTTTCTGCTTTATGTATGTGTTGAGTTGGAAGTTCAAGAGTCTGACCATTGCTGGCTTCATCTTGTTTCGTGCTTTGACAATGTAGGCGTTTTTCTTTCCTCTGACGGTTGTGCGCCATACTCGCGTACCGTTTTGTGATGCGCGACCTGCGACCCGGTAGGTTCCCATCGAGACGGCCCGACCGTACTGCACACCAGTCGTTACTTGTTCTGATACGCCATCTCTAATGACGTTTCTGACTCTTGCAGATCCTGCAACAACCAGACCGCCAAAGACCATTCGAGAATCGACACCGCCAGTTACTTTGTTCTTGATGAACGCTTTCTTTGATGCGTAACCGCGAACCGATAATGCCAAACTGCCTGTGATGACCGGGGCGTTTCGGCTAGCCTCTTTGGCGGCCATGATTGCGGACTGCTTGACCCATTTTTCAAACAGGTTCCGATCTCCACCCATCTCCAGAAACTTGAGTCGGGTTTCGTTCAGTCCTTTGATGTAGGTACGGCCTTTGGTGTCCTCAAGGAGATAAATCCCCTCACGAGAGCCAGCAATGACCGTACCCACAATTCAGGCCTTACGGTGTGGTGTCGAGCGTTACGTCGCCAACAATGTCCATGCGGACACCGTCGAATGCGAACGTGCCGTCTGCCGACGCTTCGCCACCGAGTTGGAACGCACCCTTTGCCGGGATACGAACGGTTCCGGTGAAGTGCGGCGCGTCTGCCCCGGCGGTCGCGTTGCCCTTGGGTGCGTAGACGAACGCAACCTCGGAACCTGCGTCAGCCCACATGGCGCGCCAGAACGACGCTGCTTCAACGGACTGAACACCGGACACGGTGAAGTAGAAGTCGCGACGGCCACCGAGCGATGCGTCGTAGAACGTGGTTACGTCTGCTGAAGCATCCTCCGACTGCATGACAACCGACGAGAAATCCGCCCAGTAGTCCGTGCCGTCAATGGAAAGCAACAGAGCGTTTGCTTTGATACGAGTCGATGTTGCCATCGTGTTCTCCTTAGAGTTGAGTGTTTTGGTAAACGGTGATTGTGGTGGACAAGTAATCGGCACCGCTGATGTCAATCATTGACGGTGCGCCAACCGACGAAGCATAGAACCCGGTTGCGTCGCTGATTGCTTCAAGTGTTGAATCAGTCAGGTCGTCAAGTGCGGTGATCATGGTTTCGTTGGCCGCGTTAGCGACAATGAGTGTGACATCGAAGCCGACTCGGAATGAACCGAACGTGTCGCCAGAAACAACCCAGTCACCTGATGGGACAAGAATGCCCATTGGTGGTGTGGCACGTTCTGGGGTGAACGCAAACACACGCAAACCAGCATCTGTGAGAATGCTGGCTAACGCGGTCCGCGCTGCACCAATCATGCGATACCTTGACCAACCCAAGGGGTCAGAATCGGGTAGGCCGCAATCATCGGGTCACGCGCTACTCGCACCGCCGAACCGCCGTCAAGTGTCGCAAACTGTGCGATACCATTCGGGGCGGAACGGCGGTGGAATAGTTCCGATCCACATTCAATCTTTGCCCGGAGTAAAACCGTGGCCGGCACAGTTGCAGTACCCACAAACTTGGTGACGAGAACGACTGCCTCATCCCAACATGCTTCGACGAACGTCTCGTCGGAGTCAGGTGCCCCGACGTAAGACTGCAACTGTGCGGCGGTCATGGTTATTAGTCAGCGACCGTGGGGATGATCAGCGTGGGGTACTCATCCGCTACAGCCGTGTAGGTCGCCAAAGCGAACGTCGTGCTGAGGTTGGCGGCGTTGTCCTGCGACATGCGCATTGCGGCTGAAGTGAACTGACGGAGAGCCAGCGACGAAACAAATGCATCCTCGGTTCCGTTGGCGGCGAGCTGCGCGTCAACGATGATGGGGATGCCTGCGATGGTTCCGCGGAGACCGCCGGGGTTAGCCGAACCGAATGCACCAGCGTTTTCTTGCGAGAACGAGATGACCGGGGTTCCGTCAAGAGCCAAGAGGTTCTTGAACGTGGCCTTCCCAACGACGAGAGCGTCGATGGATGCACCCTGTGGCTGGAAGTACGTTGCGGCTGCGTCGGCAAGTGCGCCGGCCCATCCGTCGTAGGTTTCAGCCGAACGAGTAACAATGCGACCTGCGCCAGCCTGGTTGGAGACCGTCGCGGTGTACTTGTTGCGCAGTTCTGCAGCCAACTTGTTTCCGAGGGCGATTGCCTGTCCACGGAGAACCGAGTCGAGATACGGTACGGTGCTGCGTTCGATGGCCTGACGCGTGAGTTCGGATCGCGATCCAATGGTTTTGATGTCAACCGACTTGGTTTCGAGGTTCAGCTGGTAGTAGCCCAAGTCCTCGCCTTCGGGGTCCTGCTCGGCAGTTCCGTCGGTGATTGCGTCAACCTGTGCGAACGTGATTGCCATTCCGGTTGCTGGAGTAACACCACGACCGAAAACTGCACCGAGAGGGTTTGCACCCTCAACGAGGCGAATCAGGTCGAAGTCGATGGGGGTAACAACCGAATCTGCGGTAGTCGCACCCGAATAAACGCGGTCAAAAATCTTGACTGCGTTGTCGTCACCGTCAACGATGGCCTTCAAGAACTGACCAGCGGTGCGGTAAGTCGGGGCGGCTGCCTCGACCTTGGTGATGCCAGCAATTTCTCGCTCAAGCATCTGGATTGATTCGCGAACCTCGGCGAGGTCGGAATCGGTGGGGATGATTTCCTCCACAGTATCCTCCTTGGGATTTGCCGAGTCCGGAACTTCCGGGTCGGTGTCATTCTCGCGAACTTCAGTCACGGATGCGTCTGAATACCACGGGAACGAAACTAGCGACACCTCACGCACGAATGCGTCGGTGACAATTCGAGTGCGGTCGTCGTTGACCTTGGAATCGCGCATAACGAAACCAACCGAGAACTTATTGATGACACCATCCTCCAAAAGGGTGATGGCATCGAGTCCGCGTGACGTTTCGCTAATGGTTGCGCGAATCTCAAAACCCTCTGGCGTGTGACGGCCTTCGGTGATTTTGCCGATTGGTTCCTTCTGATCGTGCTGCCACATCAGTTTCGCTTCAGGGTCCAGAGTGACCGAGTCGCGCGCAAACATTTCACCGTTCTCCAACGTGTCGTAAGGTACGGCGATGCCAGC